GATCCAGAGACAGTAGCGACCTATAATTATAATGATAACATTTGGCCCCTACCTCAGACAGGTCAGATGTGGTTAGAGCACGAGTTATTAAGTAACCCTTCTGCTGAAGGGTTTTTCTGTGTCTCAACGTCGTATAGGGCAGAGCCTAACCCAGTCCCAGGTAGACATGAAACTATCTTCCCTATGTTTGAGTTTGAAATGAAGGGAGGTGTTGAAGAACTTCAAGACATGGAGTGGGAGTTGTGTGAATGGTTAGGTATCCCATTGAGTCGATCTAACATCAAGACCTATGCTGAGTGGGGTGATAAATTTAAGACAAGAGAACTTGATCATGATCATGAGTTAGATATTCGTAGAGGTATGATCACTGAGTTCCCTGAGTGGACATCACCCTTCTGGAACATGGCAAGGAATAGTGATGGTACCAGTCGTAAGATTGATGTTATCCTAGGTGGTATGGAGACCATAGGCAGTGCTGAGAGGAGCACTGACAAGGCACAGATGAGGGAAACATTCCACACTATCTCTGATGGTGGTTACGCTCAACTGTTATACGATAAGTTTGGTGAGGAAAGAGTAGAGGATGAACTGGATAAGTTCTTGTCCTTTGACTTCTTCCCTAGAAGTGGTGGTGGAATCGGAATCACTCGTCTAATCTCGGCACTCAAGTAGTGCCTTCTTTGTGAGGTGACGAAACTGGTAAACGTGGTAGCCTGTTTAGCTACTGTTCCTGGCGGGACTTGATGGTTCGACTCCATCCCTCACAGTTAAATAAATATATATCATATGGATCCTATTAATGATATTAATATACCTAATATCACCACTCAAGGTGGTGCAATTAGGCTGATCCAAAATGCTCAGGTAAATATCAAGACTAACGAAGCACTTAGAAAACCTATTGTAATAGATGACCAAAGGATATGGATGCAGACCTCACCTGAGGCAATACCCATACAGGTTCCTGTTACTACCAGAATTGGTACACCTATCATTGATATGCCTGGGTGTGTTGCAGTACATAAAGAGAATGTTAAGCAAAGAAGTAAGAATAAGCAGTTAGTTAATGATGATCCTAAAGGTAATACAGTTTTGTGTGATGGTGGGATGCCTTACTATCAACCACCTGACTACCAAGCAAATGAGTTGACTTGGATGACTGTCTATGGTGAACCTGAAGAGCAAGAGCAAGGTGTGAATACTGAAGATACAAGTGTGATACCTGACTCACCAGAGACACCACCTACTGACCAACCAGAAGGAGAAATCCCCTGCCCTGGACCTACTGCTCCAAGGATAGGGGATGTTGCTCAGAATAAAGAAGAGAAGGTGTCAGGGTTTGAAATGCAACAAGACCCTACCAATCCTCAACGAGAAATATGTGTTACTTTATATGAACCTATTGGTACACTAGAAGCCTTACTTCCAGACGTTTCAACTGTCACTACTACTGCGACGATTGCTGTCGTGGCAACGTCATCGGCCCTCCTAGCAAAGCCGCTTGCTGATCTTTTGATGCGGGTGGTGAAACCTCTTGTGAAGAAGGTGATGACCAAGGCCAACGCCATCCTTGGGAAGACTTCTTACCGTCCGACTCGACAGGAGGTGTTGACTGATCAGTATCGGGTGAAGAAGGGACTACTTCCGACGAAGAAGGGGCAGAAGAAGAAGCCTCTGAAGAAGGCTGGGAAGAAGAAGTTTCTTCTATTCTAGGTTTATTTTGATTTAAGTTGTGTGTATGTGGTACAAGTTTACCACCAGGGTTTGTTACTACTACATCAGCACAAACAGAATGATAAGGACTAGCAGGGTGGAAAAATATACCCTGCTTTTTTAATTCTCCACAGTTTTTGAGACGAGCTATCTCGAAGTCTAATCTTTTGTTAGATATTAACTGAGTTTGCATAGCAATCTGTGCTTGTGCAGCCTCGTGACACTGACGTACTAACTTACGGTTCAGTGGGATTGATAGAGTCGCAGAGAGACCAGCATTGAATGACTGGTTAGCAGACATGTCAGTCCTAACTGGTTTCATCCATGTAGGTTCAAGACTACCACCGCTTACTGCATCAGGCACACCATCAGGACCGTCAACATCTATTTCTATTTGTATGTCTTCCCCATCAGGGAACCATCTACTACCATCTGCCTTAGTCCTTGTGTCGTACCATGACTCCCAAGGATAATTCTTTACAGTGACAGTCTGTTTAGATGTCTTACCTGAGACATCAGTCACATTATATTGTGGTTCATTATAAAAATCGACCCAAGGATCCTTCCGAGAGTCGGCAAATTGTATGTAGGGAGTGAGGTTAAAGGTACTACCCTGACACTGCACACCACCACCATAGGTGTTGGTTATGTATGGACCTTGTAAAACTTGTATTGCCTGGTTCGTGACTGAGCCAGAACTATTAGCGATAGGGTTCGCTGTTGCACTAACACCACCCACACCTTCGGCTAGTACCTTAAGAGGCATTAAACCATTAAGTATGAGACCTGCTGCAACTACTGGGTAAACGTACTTGTTGTGTCTGTTACGCTTGTTACTGAGGTTACTCTTTGAATGATCGTCTGGTTGGTTAGCCCAGGTCCAGAATATGTTTGGGTGAATTGAAACGCCTCTCCTGGAGTCGTTATCGTGAAGTTGTTTTGGTTTGCGAAATCTAAATTGTCGAACGAGCTCGTTACCGCACCCGTTACTACTGCTTCTCCTGATCCCACACTTGGACTCACGGTTACTGTTGATGTTGTCACTGGTGGGTTGAGTGCTTCTCCATTGTTGGATACGCCTACCCCTGTCACTGAATATTCCCATCCTGTTCTATAATCAATTGAGTTTATTGTTTCCGTAATCGTTGATTCCGTTTCGGTATGGCTCGTCATCGAACCCTGTTGGAAGTTTGGGACCACAGGGACCGCCAGGACAGGTACAGCACTTACAAGTGCAGTACCCGCAGCGATCACATATGGGACAATCTTCTTCTTCATTATGTATCATTCCTAGCGGATGGTCAGTTCGGTAACGAATTGTGCCGTAGCCGATGTACCAGCTCCACCAGCTGTTACCGCCATCGCCCCTGCCGTAGACAAGGTTCCAGCGAGTCCTGTTTTATCTCCAGCGGCGTATGATGTCTGATTAGAGTATGCTAATACATCACCTGTATCAGGTGCAGTAGTTACTATTGCATCACCAGTAGTTATAGACTGTGAAAATGAGTATGAGTTGCCTTGAGTTGTTTGTGTAACATCAGGCACTGCAAACGTTGCTACACCAGCATTAGATACAGCTGATATACCACCTAGATTGCTAGCGGCACTGCCACCAGACGGTGTAATAGTAGTTGTTACACCACTACCTGTTGTACTATAAGTATTTCCTGCTCTGTGTACGCTTGTTATACCAGCATCAGTCTGTAATTGTACTGAGCTTGTTAAACGGTGTGTCATATCTGCACGAGCAGCATTACCTGTCATCAAAATCATTCCAAAAAGCAATAATGCTTTTTTCATATCATTTCCCTAAGTAGAAGTACTTCTATTTAGTAATTTATATTACTAAACAGGTGTACTACTTCGGGTACCCCCACATGTAGTTTTCCACAGTGTGCTATAAATATATGTGGTTGCCTTCGGGGACCACAAAACACAAACTCGCTTAACAAGGAGCTACAAATGAACAACCATTTAGCAAAGTACCATGCTAACGACATGGAATCTGTTATGGAGGCCATCCATCGTAACAGTATAGGACTCGACGAATTCTTTTTTGGACCTGGGTTTCGGACTACGAGAACTCAGACCAACTATCCTCCCTATAATATTGTCAAGAAATCGGAGACAGAGTGGAGGATAGAAATTGCACTTGCTGGTTTCAGTAAGGACGAGATAGAGGTCTCCACAGAGACAAACGTCCTAGAAGTCAGGTCTAAGTCCGTGAAGGAGGCACCTGATGATGAGTTTATCCATCGGGGAGTTGCTGCAAGATCCTTTACGAGAGGTTTCAACCTCTCTGATGACGTGGAAGTCACAGAGACTACCTTCTGTAATGGATTGCTGACAGTACTTCTTAAGAAGGTGGTACCAGAACACCAACAACGCAAGGTGTATGATATAGTATAGATATTATATCTGCCTTACTTTGATGGCTGAGAAGACACCCTTTCGTAAATACTACGAAGAGTTCTGTGAAGTCTTTGGACATCCTCTGTTTATGTTACCGATGATGATGGTCGGTTTCTTTCTTATGGTAGAAGTCATGCATGTAAATTATCATGCTGATGGAAACAAGGATGCACATGGTTTCTGTGGTCGCCAACAGTGGGTAAAAGACCTGATGGAGGACGACTATTGAAAACGTTTATACAGACTTTGTGGATAGCATTGATTGCAGCTGCAGTACTATTCCTGCCTACAATGGCATACGCAGCAGATATTACTATGGGGTCTGGAGGCAATCTAGTCTTCGAACCTAATGAAATAACAATCTCTGCTGGAGAGACAGTCACCTTTACTAATGGTGACCTACCACCACATAACATGCAGGTGGAAGACCATCCAGAGTTATCACATTCAGACCTAGCGTTTGCAGCAGGTGACAGTTTTGATGTCACATTCCCTGATGCAGGTGACTATAATATTCAGTGTGACCCTCATGCTGGAGCAGGTATGAAAGGAATAATCCATGTAAACTAAATCGATATATAGTTTACAACCGAAGAGACCCACGAGGTCTCTTTTTGTTTGGAGTTTAATATGAACATGTATGTTAATCTGTGTACTGGATACACAGAGAGAAACGATACCCTCACTCTGGATTTACCACCAGAGTATGTGGATGAGCTCATGCAAATGGTACACACCATAGCCGATGAGAGAAATGTCACAGCCCGAAAAGCATTTGTTGACATGGTACGCTATACTTATTACAACCTCTTAGAAGGAGAAGGATATGACCATAAAAATCGCAAGAATGCAAAACGGGGAAGACGTAGTAGCTAACGTTAAAGAGGTTCGTGCTAACGAGACTGATACCCAAGCACTTGCGTATGAGTTTGAGAATCCCTTTACCGTTACCTTGTTACAGTCAGCTACAGAAATGTTTGACGCACAACCAGGTGATGAGTATATGGATGATACTCCACCTGACCCTATGGATTCTCTCAGTGACCTGAGATTACAATTCTTTCCGTGGTCGCCTTTATCCAAAGGCCGAAACATAGTGACCCTCTATTCAGTGGTTGCAATGTCTGACCCACATACTAATGTGATGGAAGGATACCACAATGCCCTTGAAAAATTCAAACAACTAAGACAAGACGATGCTCAAATTGATAATACTCAAGTCCCACCCAGAGATGTATATTTTGGGGAAGGTGACGGAGATGGACGACGAACCGAGCCTAATGATTGATGATGTGTACGTCATCAAAGGTGGTAATGGCAGTGGCATCAAGATAGATCTCATTGAATACCCCAAGCATGTGTCAACTCGATTTCTTTTCTTGACATCGACTGACGTTTTGACTATACTGGACCCAGCACCTGCTGTCCAAGAAGCATACAACGAGAAGATTGCCGCCAAATGAGTCATTTCTACACCAGTCTTTGCCTATTAGGGGACAATATCCTCTATCGTGGGTACGAAGGTGGTGCGCCAGTGCAGTATCGAGAGAAGTCTCAACCAGTATTGTATCTGGTACCTGAGGCACAGTCTAAACCATCCAAGTATAAAACCCTGGATGGTAGGAATGCATTCCCTAAGCATTGTGATGGTGCTAGAGAGGCACGTGACCTGCTTAAACAGTATGAAAATGCTGCTGGTTTAGAGGTGCATGGGTATGAAAGATTCGTGTATCAGCATATCGCTCAGAAGTTTCCTGAGGATATGGATTATGACATGTCCAAGATGAAAATCTTTACGATTGACATTGAGGTAGCATGTGAGAATGGATTCCCTGATGTAGAAGCATGCCAAGAGGAGATGCTTTGTATTACTATCAAGGACTTCAATACCAAGGAGATTATTACTTGGGGTACAAGAGAAGCAACTTCAGAGCATGAGTATCGTGTCTTCTGGAAGGAGCATGAGATGCTTGAGAACTTTATTGCATGGTGGGTGGAGAATACTCCTGATATTATTACAGGATGGAATTGTAACCTGTATGACATACCATATATCTGTCGTAGAGTCCAGAAGATACTAGGTGAGAAGTGGATGAAGTCCCTATCACCATGGAAGATTGTAAGAGATAGAGAGATTGTTATACGTGGTCGTAAGAATCTTGCATACAACCTAGTCGGGGTTAACATCCTTGACTATCTTGACTTGTACCAGAAGTTTACTTACACCAAGCAGGAGTCATACAGACTTGATTACATTGCTCACATTGAGTTGGGTGATGCTAAGTTAGACCACTCTGAGTATGAAAACTTTAAAGATTTCTACACATCAGACTGGCAAAAGTTTGTGGAGTATAACATTCATGACGTGCATCTTGTTGACCAACTAGAAGACAAGATGAAACTCGTGGAGTTGTGTGTCGCTATGGCATACGATGCTAAGGTTAACTTCGAGGATGTATATTCTCAGGTTAAGGTATGGGATACACTCATATACAATGACCTATCCAAGAGGAACGTTGTTGTTCCACCACGTATTACTACTAGAAAGGATGACAAGTATGCAGGAGCCTACGTTAAAGAGCCAGTACCTGGCATATATGATTGGGTGGTTAGTTTTGACCTCAACAGTCTCTACCCTCATCTTATTATGCAATACAACATCTCGCCAGAAACCCTGGTTGAGAGAAGACATCCAACCGCCAGTGTTGATGGATTGTTATCACAATCCACAGTCATCGATGGGGACTATGCAGTGTGCCCCAATGGAGCACAATATAGGAAAGACATACACGGATTCCTTCCTCAAATGATGCAACGCATCTATGATGAGAGGACAATATATAAAAAGAAGATGCTTAAAGCAAAGCAAGAATACGAACAGGAACCCAATGACCAACTCAGAAAAGACATTGCTAAGTTTAATAATGTCCAGATGGCCCGAAAGATCCAACTTAACTCTGCCTATGGTGCAATCGGTAACCAATACTTCAGGTATTACAATCTTGCGAACGCTGAAGCAATCACTCTCAGTGGACAAGTCGCAATCAGATGGATCGAAAACAAAGTAAACAGTTATTTAAACAAAGTATTAAAAACAGAGGACACAGATTATGTTATTGCTAGTGACACTGATTCTATTTACCTTAATCTTGGTCCTTTGGTACAAGCTGTATTCCCCAGTGGAGAGAAGGACGATCAGAGTACACTTAGTTTCCTTAAGAAGGTGTGCGATGTGGAACTTGATCGCTATATTGAGGGTGCTTATGAAGAAATGGCAACCTATGTAAACGCATATGATCAGAAGAT